TCACGGTAATCGCCACAAACCGCCCGCCGAAGTTATGCGGATAGACGCGAGCGGAGGTAATCGCCCCGAGGACCTCGCCTGTCCAGGTTGTGACGGTGGCATCGGTACGCCGCGGATAGAATGCTGATCGGTACGGCCGTGCGCGATCGGGTTCTAGTGCCCCATGATCGGCCTTGGGTTTGTCACAGTGCACGCAATCATCCGGCAGGTACAGTCGCCCGATCTGTGGGGTATAGACGTGTTTACCTTCGTGCGGAAAATGGAAGTAGGCCAGCTGGCGATCGGGTTGTTCCGCCCACCGTGCCAGCTCCACTCGAGTCAGCTGTTGGTTTCGATCGGCATTCTCAGCTGGTGAGACTCCGATCGTGCCGTTCGGGGTATAGACCTTACCTTCGTGTGTAAATCCGTAGTCCATGATCTAATCCTTCCTGTTAGCTGACAGACACGATCGGTGCTTCGATGGTTTCCATACCCATCTTCGATAGGCCGATATTCTCAAGCGAGTACGCGATCGTTTCGTCGAGGTATTCGTTGTAGTCTCGACCACCACGCACGGCCGTCATACGGATATCGCCCTTGCGCCACAGTACCTGAACCTTGCCCGCGCACGGTCCGGACAGCGGATGGAGTTCATCAGCCTTCACACGTTCAATTCTGAAGCTGAACCCGACCCAGCCACAGTAGGATCCGTGTTCGTCCATGCGATGTACGTCAGAGCTGATTCTCAGGTTTCCATTCTTTCGCACCTGGATCAGCCAAGATCCATCAATACCGGATCCATGTGGCAGGGCGTCTGCCAGCTTTTGCACGTCGACGATCGGCTGAACGTTGTAGGGATTCTCAAGATCGGTCCGGTACCATCCGCGCGCCGATAGGTTCTGATTCATGCTGACCTCCAGGTGTGCAGTCTAGTCTATTCGTCCTAGTCTGTCAACCTGACAGGTAAGTGACAAAAAGTGTCAGTCGTGACAAAAATTGTCATCACTGGGAGTAGTTAGTTCCTAATCCAGGTATAGACGTGTTTACCTGTGGTCGAATCCTCGATAAACGCCCGAACAATGCCGGCAGTATCACTGAGATATTCCGCCAGGATGTTCTTACACAACTCCAAATCGTCCTTTTCGATCAGTGCAGACTCGGGCTCGACCGCGTTTAGATCTTGTTCGTCAACAATGACCACGTGATAACGGCCGCCGTCAAACTTAGCTCGTCTCATCTCCCTACCTCCAATCCAACTATACATACATCCTGTCAACCTGTCAACCTGTCAATTAGACTATCGGTCGACCACCAACAGATCTACAGCTCGAGCCGGCAGTGTCGACAGCTCACTAGCTCGAGGTCGAGTGTCGACAGCTGTCTAGTCCCGCTCGACTGTCCCGCGGCCGTCGACGATAGGCGGGCTAATTGTCCGGGAGGGTGGGGTGGGGGGTGGCTGTCCGTGAACTGACCCCTCCGATATTTTTTATTCAGCTTTGCACAAGATATTTTTGTGTGCACCCCCCTGTGATCCACATTTCCCCACTTCCCTCTATACTCTCCGGCAGAGATTCTCCATGACCACCCTCGTTGAGACGCTCATTGGTGGAGACGAACTGATCCATAAACGGTGTATCTTCTGTGAGGAAGAGGTGCTGTTGTTGATTCAGGAGAAGAAGTTGACCTGGATTGGTCGAGGACGGTGTCACTGTGCCGCGTGCGTGGTCCAGTTTCATGTGGCGAAGGGAGGGTTGGAGTGAAACTGCCGCGGTTCGCCAGCCTGTTCCAGACGCGGAGGATGATTCGCGCTGTCGAATCGCTCGCGGAGTCACAGCGGAAACAAACGCTGCTGCTGGAGAAGCTCGCGCCCTATCTGATCCCGATGCCCGAGGAACCACTGGATGATGTGGCCGTGAAAGAAGTCACCAATATCACCTACTCCAGAGATGCTGAACAGGTGGCCATCGCCGCGTTCACCCAGAAGGTCTACGAACAAACGGGACATATTCCGACGGAGCAGGAGATCGTGGACTTCCTCGATGAAAAGTTAGGCACAGGCGGTCTGCGGGTTCAATGAAAGTCCTCATGCAAACCCCCCGCGGCAATATGCACGGTCCCGGGCTGACCGGGGGACGAGGGCATCGACGCCCGCAGCAGTCCGAACCGCAATCGCTGGCGGTGATCGATCCGGAAGACTTCCCTCCGTCACCCGTTGAGGATGCACTCGCCACCTTCGAGGATACCGTCGGCGGGAGAGCCCAGCTCGTGGCGGTGATCGAATCGAACCCGAAGCTCCAGCCGTTCGAACAGCGCCTCGTCAACAAACTCGCGACCTCCACACTCAAGTCTCTTCCGCTGGTCGAACTCTGTGTGGAAGCGGACTGCACGGTGGGACAACTCTTCGATGCCTACAAGCGTGGACATCTCGCTCGAGCCCATGTGCAGGCGATCAGTGAGATCGCGGATCAAGTCCCGGCGATTGTGAAGGACATCCTCGACAAATGTCAGACCACCACCCAGCCCTGTGCGGACTGTGAAGGTTCAGGTGAGATCGAATCCAAGGACTGTCGGGTCTGCAAAGGATCAGGATCGGTGGTGGTGGCGAGCAGCCTTGATCATCAAAAAGTCGTGTTGGGTCTGCTGGGCTTCCTCCAGAAGGGTGGCAGTGTCAACGTCAACACCAACGTCCAAACGAACGTGATCGCCACCGCGAGTGGTGGGAGACCCGGCGGCACCCTCGATCGGCTGCACGATGCCCTGAGCGGGATTTTGCGTCAACCGATCGATCTCCCCGAGGAGGATCCTGTCGTGCCGGTTCCCGCGTGTGAATAACCGGATCGATGATCCATGGTACCTCCGATTTATCATCCAGGTCGGCGTGCCCGCGGCCATCGCCTGTGGGCTGACCTTCTTTCTCACCTGGGTCGTGTCCCGGGACATGCAGGACCTCCGGCGATCCCAACAACAGATCCTGGAGATGGTGCAACAACAGCAGGGGATTGACGTGACCATCGTCGAGAATCAGAAGGCGATCATCCGGCTGGTGAACGATCACGCGCACGCGACCGAACGCAACGGGCAGACGCTCTTTGCCATTTGTATCAACCTGGCGAAGGGGGATGAGGAACGTCGTCGGTGCTTCAACTTCGCGGAGCGGGAGAAATGAGATTGACGTTGACTCGTCAAGTGCCGGCGGACGGGGTCGTCCTGGGCGATCTCCTGATCGACGGCGTGTGGATCTGTTTCACCCTTGAAAAATCCTCCCGCATGATCCCCCTCGGCACGTATCCGGTGGTGATCACCCCCTCCACACGATTCGGTCGTCTCCTCCCGCTCGTGGAGAATGTCGAAGGCCGATCAGGGATCCGCATCCACGCCGGCAATACCGACTTGGATACCGATGGGTGTATCCTCGTCGGGCGTGGAGTCCTCGTGGACAGCCTGAGTGAATCCCGGATCGCCCTCACCAAGGTCCAAGGCATGATCGCACAGGCACTGGCGAGTCACGAAGACGTCCGACTCACGATCCAAACTGTCCCAGAAGGAGCGGTGGCATGATCGATCACGTCGACATCATTCTCCAGGATCAACTGTTTCCCGCGATCAACAGCGACGGGAACCGGATCCCCGGGAAGGTCTGTGTCCACTACCCACGCGGATCCGCGACCATTCTCGCCACCTTCTTCACCGAGACCCCGGTGAGACTCGAAGCCGTCCCACCTGATCAGGTCAGCGGCTTCACGATCTACTCGATCGTGAACGGCAACCTGCTGATGGTGCCTGACCGGCCCAACTGCCCGGGTACGATCATTCCCGGCGCCGGACTGACGATGCTATGAGACCCGCGCTCGCCCATGTGATCCTCGGCGGCAGTGGCGGCGGATCCGGGACTGGACAGACCGGCCGGATCCACATTGACGGCCTCGTCTTCAAGGATGAGACCGGCGTGATCTGGCCCTACCGCGGCATGACCAACTTCCTCCTCTACCAGCTCTGGCTGATGGGCGGTCCCGCCGCAATCGATCCCACCATGGCCGACTATCTCTCGCTGAATCCCGGCCCCAATACGATGCGGGTCCTCGGGATGGTGAACTCCTTCGCTCGTCTCCATCCACAAGACTGGGGTGAGACGTACTACACCGAACTCAAACCCTTCGCTCGCTACCTCTTCTCCCGCTGGAGCTGCCGCTTCTCGTTTGTGTTCTGCGCCGACAGTGCCGACATCATGTCCGACGCGGAACTGGATGCCCATATCGATCGGGCCGCTGAGATTCTCGATGAGCCAAACGCCTTCGGAGAAGTCGCCAACGAACCGAGTCAGCACAGCAACCTGAATGGTGGCGATGCCCGGGCGTATGCGATCTACCAGCGGATCAAAGGTCCCGGCCGCATGATCGCCACAGGAGCCGGTGACGGATCCTACGCAGGGGACTGGGTCACGATCCACCCTCCCCGATCAGCTGACTGGCCGAGGCACCTGAAAGATGAACTGGACGTCCGACAGATCGCCCATGTGCCGGTGGTCTCCGATGAAATCATGGGGGCGGCGGAATTCCCGATCGACGGGAAGCGTGACACGGACCCGGGGAACTTCGCCGATGCCGCCGCGGTGGGACAACTCGAGGGTGCCGGATCGACCTTCCACTCCGACAGCGGGATCTTGTCGAGACCGCTCCAACCGGTCCAGCGATCCTGTGCCGTGGCCTTCTTCCAAGCCGCCGCATGGGTGCCTCCACAGACCCAGATCGAGTTGTTCATGCGTGGAGAAGAACAGGGCGATGGCGGCTGTCACTGGACCTACGCCCCGGGCGATGCCCCGGCGATCTGTCATCACAGCGACCAGATCGAAACCCGCAGCTATGGCAAAATCATCGAACCCCGCTGCTGGGTGACCCAAGTCCAAACCCAGCGTGATCATCCCACCGAGTGTCCCGGCTGGGAGGTCGAGACCCCGGGTCCTTCGGTCGGACTCACCCTCTTTAGGAGAACCTGACATGAAAGCCTTCCTCTGGCGTGTCGTCTACGCGGTGATCTGCGTCGTGCTGGCCCTCGCAATCATCCCGCTGTTCGCCCAAGTGGTGGGCTTCCCGATTGGTGGACCCCTGTGGGAACTGATCCGGATCTGCATCGCGGGTATCGCGGTGGTCTACGCCTTCTTCGGTGGACAACCCCCCGCCCCCTGGTAACGTGAGCCAGTTCGCCGAAGCCTTTCGACGAGAATTTCCCTTCGCACAGGATGATGTGCGGGAGGCGAAGGAAGTGAGCCTCGTCTGTCCCGCGTGTACCTGTGCAAACACCGCCGGGTCACGTAGAATCACTCTCCATCGGGACGGCACGGCCCACTGTCACCAGTGTGAAGAGAAGTTCCCGGTGAAGGACACCTGATGGCCTCGACGACTGAACCGTCCATTGTCGTGACCGGTGTGCGCCGAGACGATCAGCCCATCACCGGGATCATCGAAACCCGCGAGCACGAACCGAACATCATCTACCAGACGATCACCCCGATTGCCTCGATCCTGATCCGCTCGGGGCGGGCCTTCATCCAATCGCTACTGGCCACCTCGGGCCTCGGGATTGCCGGCACGGTGATCAACCTCCAGGTTCTCGATCACATCAAGATCCGCGAGATCCTCGTGATCGCCTCGGCCACCGCGGTGATCTGTGCACTCCAAAACACCGGCGAACTCCTCGCCAAACTCGATCAGAAATTTCCCATGTTCAGAGGGGCGTGAATGAAGAAAAAGAATCCAGCCGATCTTACCGGGCGTAACCTGCGGGCGCTCAAGAAGCGAGAACTGATCGCCAAAGACCTCCTGATCAATCGGGCGGGCTCCCTCGATCACCGGCTGACCAACCTGAGCGATCTGCTGGACACAGTCATTCGCCGCCTGACCGCCTTGGAAGTCATCGTCACCGGAAAGAAGGCCAGATGAAAAAACTCTTGGTGATCGTGTGCTGTCTCGCGCTGTGGGATGGTGTGGTGTTCGGCGTCTCGGCCTGCTCCCACAACCCACCAGTCCTGACCCCCACCGCTGCCGCCGCCCTGACCAATGGCCTCGGGGCCCTGTCGATGGTCCTCCGCAGTCAGAACGTGAATCCGCTCGCCCTCGCCGCGATCTCCGATGCCCAGACCGCCATCGCGCAGGATGTGACGGGCCACTCGTGGGGCGAGATCGTCCGGACGCTGCTGACCGAGTTGTACTCACAACTTCCACCAGAGGTCCTGAATCGACCCGCCGTCTGGGCCAGTTTTGCCGCGATTGAAATTGTGCTCGCCACGATCGGCGCCTAGATGGGCGTGATTATCTGGCCGACGACGTGGGCAGCCATTCTCCAGTGGCGGGCTGCGTATGAATCGTGGCATCGTTTAGTCACTGGACGACAGATCACATGACCTTTTTTGGCTTCATCTTCCTCAGAAGGAGAGATTTCATGACGATTGCTGATGTCGCTGCCAAACTCGCCGCCTTGAAGACCTCCATCGACACTCTCGCTGCCGCTATCGCGGCTCGACCAGCTCCGATCGCCACACAGGCTGAAGTCGATGCCCTCGGTACCTCCGTAGACGACGCCGCAGCAGCACTGGCTGCGATTCCGCCTCAGTAGGAGCCCGTCTGTACCATCCCCGCCTCATCGCGGCCCGGGACGAACAAATCCTTCGGGATCCTCGTTTCGGGTCGCTCTTTCCCTCGGGGAGATTCCCCACCTACAGCGTCGATGACGCTCGAGCCTTGACGGCCCAGATCGTCGCGAGTCGCGATGGCGCCGGAGAACCGATGCGATCCCTCACCGAGGAGGAGGAGCAATTCGCTGCGACCGCCAAGCTACGGGCGACCTACGACACCCCCTTCTACCTCCAGACCTTCGTGGTGATTGACGAGGAGGGCCACGGGATTCGGCCGCTCTACCCCTTCTGGGAATCGCAGCAGTTTGTTCTCGACCGGCTGGCCACCTTGGAGATGCAGCGGTATCGTACGAAGTCTCGCGATGGACTCCTGCTGAATATTCTCAAAGCCCGTCAGCTGGGCATCAGTACCCTCGGAATGGCCTTGGTGAGCCAGCGGATCTTCCAGCAGCCGTACATCCGCGCCATTGCCGGGTCCGACACCGAGGAACAGGCCCGCTACCTCTTCCGGATGGTCGAACGGATCTACGACCACCTCCCGTGGTTCCTCAAACCCGAACGGGCCGTGCCCTACAGCGCCGGTCGAGAACTCCATCTCACCAACCACTCGTCGATCAAAACCGCGTGGGGCAAAACCACCCGTGGAGCCCTGCAGGAAGTTGGCGGGAAGAAGGGCAATATCGAGAGAGGCCGTACCAACTCGGTAGTCCACATCTCTGAGTTAGCCACCTGGGACAACCCCGAACAGCTCGACTCCTCCCTCCTCCCCGGCATCCCGATCAACCCCGATGTGCTGGTCCTCTTTGAATCCACCGCCGAACTCGCAGGCGATTGGTGGCATCAGCAGTGGCTGGCCGCTGAAGACGGGGAAGGCCGGTTCGTCAACCAGTTCATCCCGTGGTGTGTGGAGGCGAGCAAATACTCCTCGCCAGCACCGACTGACTGGAGTCCGTCGACCGAGACCCTGAAGGTCGCCGCGCAACTCGACAGAGATTGTCCCCGCTGGATCGGCAGGAAGCTCGATCTCACCCGGGACCAACTGTATTGGTATGAATCTACCCGGGCCTACTACCTCAAAAAGGGCAACCTCCACACCTTCCTGAAGGAATTCCCCTCCAATCCCGAGGAATCCTTCCAGTACGCCGGGAGAAGTGTGTTCACCCTCGACGAACTCCAAGCGATCGATCAGTCTGCCCGACCGATCCGCGATGTCTGGGCGGTGGAACCGAGCCGAGAGATCGCCGAACTCCGCCATGCCGATCTGGACGACCCGAAAGCCGCAGCTCTCCACGCCGACACACGCCCGGCTGCCCCACTCAGCACGCGAATGCCAGTCCGAGAAGCGGAGCAGTACCCTGTGCCCCCGGGCTATGGCTTCAGACGGATCAGCGGTCCCGAACTCCAGGAACTTCCATCCCTGAGAGCCTCGGTCCTGACGATCTTCGAATACCCCCGGGCCCGAGGGAGACGTCGCTACTACATGGCGGTGGACGCGGGCGACGGGATCGGGCAGGACTACACGGTCATTACCGTGGTGCGAGAGCCCACGATCGAAGAACCCGCCGAGGATGTGGCCCAGTATGTGTCGAATACGATTCGGCCCGCCCAGATCGCGTTCATCGCCGATGCGATCGGCCGGTTCTACACGGATGAAGACGGCCTCGAAGCCCTCGCCGCGATCGAGTTGGAGAAGCACGGCGCCGTGGTCCAGAATCTCCTCCAACTCCACCTTGGCTACTCCAATTTCTACATCTGGGAGGTCGTCGATGCCGCCGACGCCTCGTCGAGGTTTACTCGACGAATAGGGTGGCTCACGTCTGCTCGCACCCGACCGCTCCTGATCGAGAAGTTCCACGATGCCGTGACCACCCGAGACCCCTTGAGCGGTGTGGCCGACTTCCGGCTGAATTCCACCGTCACCCGTGGAGAACTCCACCATTTCGTGACCGAAGGGGCCTTGGAGGATGCTGAGCACGCCCGGGGCCAGCACGATGACGCCATCTTTTCCAGTGCGATCGGTTACTATGTGGCTCATCAAGCCGCGGGTGGTGAAGCCGAACCCGTCGCTGAACGTCGGCGGCGGAGAGACGCCATGGTGGCGCATCTGGCCACCACCGGTGGACCCAAGCGAGACTTTCGAAACTCCGCATCGACAGCCGAGGATCAGAACTTAGGAGTGGATGATGCCCGAGAAGGGATCGACGATGACGCCCCCGACAGCCTCTACTTCGGCAGCGACCGCTCCTCCGCTTAAGACGGTCCCGCTGAAGAAGCAGGTTCGTCCACGGATCCAGGTGGAACCCCTGACCGCCACCCAGCTCGAGGCAGAAGGCCGGTTCGTCCTCGCCAACGGGATGAACTCCCTCGGCCATCCCGGCAACTGGGTCATCAGCCGGGGATCCACCGTCCTCGCGGTCCTCCCGACCGACGTCTACCAGCAGGAATACATCCCGGTCGACGAGCACGCCCTGACCCTGACCGGAGCGGATCGCGCCGAGGTGGCCCGCGCCCTCGGGTTTGGATCCACCGACACTCCTCAGCACCTCGTTACCGCGGCCACACGCCTTGCTCACCTGACGATCGGCACCATCGACGTGGATTTCACTCCTGGCCAGTGGGAAGAACTGGCCCACCGCGCCACCAAACGGGGAATTTCGGTGGAATCCCTCGTGAAACAGATCGTTGACAAAATTTGTCAGGACATCTGGTCGTCCTAGATGCCCAACCACGACTATTTTTGCGGGAATTGCCGAGTGGCCGTCATTGATCAGTACCGATCAGTACAGGAGGGCGGTCAGGCAACTCCGCCAGTCTGTCCCGACTGTGGCCGGCCGATGGACTGGGTTCCGCAGGCTCAGTTCGACTGCCGGTCGGATTCGGAACAGAGCCAGATCCCCAAATTTACCTGCCGGGATGGTCGAAACGAGCTGGTCGAGATCGATTCCCTGAGAAAGCTCCGTCAGGTCGAGAAGGAATCTGAGGATCTCGCCCGAAACGGTGAAGGCCAGCAGGTCGTCTTCAGAAACTACTCCCAAACCCGAGGCAATCGGCTCGACAACACCTTCGGCGACGTGGCCCAGGAGAAGCCTTCTGCCGAGGCCAAGCGGAAATGGGGTCTCCGTGGAGCAACGAAGGTGCTCGGTGGTGAGGCAGAGCCGAAGCACTCGTATGGTCCGGGCGTAAACGACTCCAACACCTCGGCACTCGATCACTTGAAACCGTAAATGGCCGAATTCAGTAGCTCCGGCATCCTCGATCTGCCCCCGACCACCGCCGAATCCCTCCTGAGAGGTGATCCCCGCGTGTTGGGGTGGATCAAGGAGGCGGTGCAGGACGGTGACCGGATCAACCGGGCGGATCCCTCCTACGATCAGATCAGCCGGAGTCTGTCCTACATCGTTGGAGAACAGCTCAGCCCTGAACGCCAGCGGCTGAAGTACCTCCCACAGGTCGTGATCAACGAATCCCGCAAGGCTGTGCAGGCGCATGTCTCCGCCCTGACCGATATTCGGCCTGTTTTCGGCTGGAAGACCATGAACCCGGCCTACGAGGTCCAAGCCGATCTCCTGAATAAATATGCTGTGGCGGAATGGGTCACCACCCTCGCAGACCTGGAGTTAGGCGACTGTATCAAATACGGCCTCGCCGCCGGCACGGGCGACCTCGTGGTGGATTGGGATCCCCATGCTCCCTTCGGTGGGGCCAACGCTCTCTCGGCAAGAGATCCTCGGGACACCCTACCGATCCGCCCCTCCCAGTCGAGGAGCCTCCAACTCTGGGAAGGCGTGACCCTCAGAGAAGAACACACCGTCAACGCCCTCCGCGGGATGTACCCGACCAAGGCTCCCTACTTCCGCCCGGCGACTGACACGGCCCTCGGCAGGGTCATGGGCAAGTTCCGTACAGCGGCCTCGAGACTGCTCACCCCGGCCGATCCGCTGGATGCGCTCGGCCAAGCGGGTACCCACAGTCGTCAGGCTCGAGCCGGCTCTGTCTGCCTCTACCGGACCTACTTCCACGACCGCACCCGCAACCTGACCAACCGTTCGATCGTGATGGGCACTCCGGGGGCTGCCTGGGCCTACACCGTCCAGCCGAACGCCCCGATGTACCCCAGAGGCCGACTGGTGGTCTCGACCGACGAGATCATTCTCTACGATGGCCCCAACACCTATGGCCACGGGATGTTCCCAGTGTGCAGACTGCGGTTGTGGAGTGTGCCGTGGCAACTCCTCGGGATTCCTCTGTTTAATGATCTGCTGCCTGTGCAGGATGCGATCAACGACACGGTGAACGACCTGAGATTAGGCATCCAGCAGTGGATCGACCCGGATGTCATCTACAACCGGAACGCGGTCAGCGAGTCCACTATGCGTGGCTTGGACCCGCGGCGTCCGGGTAAGAGAATCAAGGTGAATCCTTCCTTCGGTGATGCCTACAAGCGGCAGGAGGGTCCCTCGGCCCAAGCCCTCCAACTCTGTAGTGAACTGTGGGACAAACTCACCACCAAACATAATGACCTGTCAGGGACAGCGAACCTCGCAGCATTGCTCCAGCTGCGACAGCTTCCGTCAGCTGACACCATCGAAAAGTACTACGAAGCCCTGACCCCCGAGATCCGTCAGGAGGCCCGTCAGGTCGAAGCCTTCATGCGCGATCTGGCCGAGATGACCAAGGTCAACTACTTCCAGTACTTGGATCAGACCAAACGGAGAATGATCCTCGGTGACGCCGGTGTGGTGCTGGAGGACTTCGACTTCGACCCAGGCAAGCTCGTCCCGGCCATGAAACCCGGTCAGTCCGGCTATGTCCCCGAACTGGACGTCGATCTCACCACCGCGGATCAACGTGCCCAGTTTATGACGAAGCAGTTCATCTTCGTCGCCGCCCCGAACTCGATCCTCGCCATGCACGCGACCGAGCGGAAGATGCAGACCATGCAGCAGGCCACCATGGGCTACGTGGACTTCTGGACCTTCCACGAGGTGATGGAAACGCCCAATGTCGGTGCACCGCCCGCCATTCCACTGCCGCCGCTGCGGCCTGTAGACCCCCAGATCGTCATGGCGATGCAGATGCAGGCCCAGCAACAGTTGCTCCAAGGCCAGATGCCCTCGCCCTACGTGGACCCGGCCAGCGGGAAACAGTACCTCCTTGACCCGTCTGGACAGATCCTGGAGATCCGCATCCCGACGACCATCACCGAACGGTTACAGGCTCAGCAGATGTTGGGTATTGGTATGGTGGCGAATGCTCAGGGGCGGAAGGCCACCAACGAGGCACCCGCCCATAGTGAAACCAAGGGTGACAAACCCGGCGGGCGGCAGACCATTTCCACCTCCAAGAAATGAGCCCTCCAACCTTCGTTCTACTCGATCGGTTGGATCAACTCCTCGCCCCACCGAGGTCTGTGGAGTCCGACTTCAGTACGCTCCTCCAAGCCCTCCATGATCGGAAATACACGGGTCCGATCACCCTCCACTTCCACAACGGAGAGGCTAAGATCGCCCAGTTCGACGCCCCACAGATCAAACTCACACCCTAACCGCTTGACAACCTCAGCCTCCTCCCGCACACTAGCCGCTCAGTAGCCCACAGACGCGCCCGCAGACCATCGCGGTGCCACCGCCTCCGGCCCAGACGACCCCTACCGGTCTCTGGGCTGTTTGTGCGTACAGGGGCTGGAATTATGGATCATCCCGGTTTCAAAGCCGTCCAAGCGAAGATCGCCGCCAAGGAAGGGGTGTCGAAGGATCGCGCCGGAGCCATCCTCGCCAATTCCTCCCGGCATGCCTCGTCTGTGGCGAAGAAGCGGAATCCTCGGTTGCGGAAGGTTCACGGCCGCTGATGCCCAACGACATGACCGACCTCGGTCTAAACCTCGCCCTGAGCGATCCCTTCATGCGGATCGGCCAAGGCATCGCGAAGGTCGGCGAGGTCACCCAGAACGCGATCGACAGCGGCAAACAGCTGATCGCCTCGAAGATCCCCACGAGAAAATCTCCCGCCGCCAAGGACATCAACCTGCCGAACCGTGGCCGGGTGGATCCTCGTCTCCCGAAGCGGAAGGTGACCCGCTGATGCCTGCCGTCTCCAAGGCTCAACAGGCCGCGATGGCGATTGCCGAACACGATCCCGAGAAGCTCCAGTCGAAGAACAAGGGGCTGCTCAAGATGTCCCACACCCAACTCCACGATTTCGCGGCGACCAAGCGGAAGAATCTCCCCGCTCGGGCGTCGACAGGGAAACGCTGATGGGATCGAAAATGGCCTCCTGTTCCTCCATCGGTGCGGGTCCGATGCACGAGCACGACTACCAAGCCGAGGATGATCACCGCACGATGGGTCGCGCTGCCGAGATCCAAGCCGATCCCAAGCGCATGGCTGGCGTGCGGAAGCATCACAAGAAGGTGAAGCGAGCCGTGGGGATCATGTCCCGCACGATTCACGGAGGCAAACGCTGATGGGTCCCTCGATGGCCCCGCCGATGCCGCAGAGTTCCTCCGCCTTGGACGGACCTCCGCCATCCCCTCAGGCCAACGGCGCCGGTCCCACAGGATCTGCCACTCCGTTCAGTCTCGCCGCCCTGACCCCTCCAGCCGTCCCGAGCAATCAAATGCCTCCGGAGATGCTGACGGGGATCATGCAGTCGGCCCAGACGATCGCGCAGATGTTCGACAGTTATGCCCAAGCCACTCCCGATCTAGCAGCGGACTGGGCCCAGTTGAAGGATGGCCTCGCGGCTGTCCTCGCAAAACTTATGCAGGCAGGATCTGGCCCTGTGAGTCCAACCGCCACTGGCCCGGGTTTCCCCGGAGGTGGCATGGACCGAGGTATCGCCGGAGCTGGCGCCGTATAAGAGAAGGTTCTCATGGCTAAAGCACTCGACAGCGGCAAAGCATTTATTGAGGGAGTCCTCGCCAAGTTGCCAGAAAACTTGAGGGAGTCTGCTCGATCTGCGTTTACCGCCCCGGAGGCTGCCGACGCTCTCACCGCTGTGGGAGACGGTGTGCTCGCCCGGGCCGACTACAGCAAGATGATGGACGACCTCCGGGTGAAGGAGGAAACCCTGACCTCCGACTTCGACCGTCTCAACACCTGGTTCGAAACGATCAAACCGAAGGCAGAAGGCTACGACGCGCTGGCCGCTGAAGTGGCGCGGCTCAAGGGACAGCCTCCGACTGTCGTTCGGGATGACAAACCCGCTGGGATGACCGATGCCGACTTCGACAAGAAGATCGAGGAACGCGAGCGGGCGGCGGCGACCTACTTCAACACCACGAATGCGCTCAGCCTGAAGCATTTCCAGACCTTTGGTGATGTCCTCGATCTGAACGACCTCGTGGTCTTCGCCCAGAAGTCACGCCTCCCGATTCTCGACGCCTATCAGCAGAAGTTTGCCGAACCGCTGCAGAAGAAGGCCCAGGAACAGGAAGATCTGCGTATCAACAAACTCGTCGAGGCCAAGCTCGTGGAGGAGCGGAAGCGGTCGGGTGGGGATCAGCCCTTCCCCCTGAAAAACTCCTCGCCCTCGGTCCTCGACATTCTTGAACAACCCGATCGCAAGCCGACCGATCACACCGTCGACACCGCCGTAGCCGAGTACGATCGGCTGCAGTCGGCTCGCGGCTAGTGACCGTGGTGTTGGCATACAGGAGTCTCAATGGCGATTCAGCTCGATGATGTCAACACCGTCGTTACCAAGGAAATTGCGCCCGGCGTGGTCGACGGCTATTTCAAGGCCGGTCCCCTGATCGCCATGTGCAAGGCTCGCTTCACCCGGAAGTGGGTCGGCCCGACGATTCAGGAAAACTTCATGTACAAGCCGATGAAGGGCGGGTCCTACGGCAAGGGCGGCTCGTTCGACGTCACCCGTCGGCAGACCCGCACGGGCATGCTGTTCACCCCGAGGTACTACGAGGTGAACGTCACGGAGTTCCTGGAAGATCTCGAAGTCGAGATGGCGGGCCCGAGGGCAGCCTTCAGCGTGATCCGCACGGACATGGCGCAGGCCAGCTTGACCATGAGTGCGATCCTCGAAATCGCGGCCTTCCACCACGGTCAAGCCCTCGTGGGTGACAACCGCTCGCTGGAACTGAACGGCCTCGAGGAAGCCCTGAACGACGGTGTGAATGCGTCATGGGCCGGCAACCTGTTCCCGAGCTACGGTGGACAGACCCGAACCGACGTGGCTCCCGCGCTGACGCCTCCGCTCGGTCAGATCTCCACCCCGAACATCGCAGCCTCGCCCTACCTCGGGTCGATCTCCTACCGCATCCTGCGTCACTCCTACCTCTTGGCCTGCATCGGCAACGAAGCACCGGGAGTCGGCCTGACCACTCGTCGAGCCATGGGGTTCATCTCGGAGAACTTCCTCCCCCATCAGGTCATCGACACGATGCAGCCGGAAATCGCATGGCCGGGCATGAAGTTCGACCGCGCCACGATCATGATGTCCGACTACTGCCCGGGGCAGGATGGCACCAACGACGCGGATCTGGGCAACTACCTCGCGACGGCCGGCGAGACCTTCTGGTGGCTGAACTTCGGTCCTCAGGGTGACGACGCCTACATCCGCCTCTACATCGCGCAGTCGGCGAAGTTCGCGTTCGGCTTCACCGGCTTCAAGGGCGCTCGCGACGACAACCAGGTGTCGGGTCAGATTCTCTTCGGCGGCAACGGGCCACTGGTCAAGGCACTACGCCTGAGCCGCGTCATGCACGGGATCACTGCGTAATCAGACTGGAGCCCACGCTCCACTGGTTCAAACTTAGAGGAGTATCTGATGCCGAACAATTGGGGGATGCAGCCAGTCTTTCTACAGTCTGGTGATCCCGAACAAGAAAACACCCCGACCCTCGCCTACCCGGGTCAGCTGGGCATGCGGTTCACCGTCATCCAGCCCACCCGCTCCGCACCGGGCGCGGAATCTGGCCGCAGCAAGACCTACCAGATCGTCAAGACCGACTCCACCATGACGGTCGCCCCCTTCGTGGGAGCCGTGGCGTGGTGGTCGGACAAAACCGGCTACGTGGTGACCACGACCGTCACCACCCTCGGCCGCGGTCGTATCGCGGGCGTGTTCCAGAACGCCATCACCTCGGGCAACTACGGGTGCATCCAGACCGGTGGACCGGCCACGGTGAAGTTCATCGACGCGGTGACCGCAGCCCCCACCGTGGCGGGCCTGTTCGTCATTCCGTCGGCGACCAACGCCAAGGCCGACTGTCTCGCGGCTGCCTCGTCGGCGACCTATCCACCGCTGGGCGTCTCGGCGGGTGTCTACGATCCCACGAACACCGTGGGCGTGGTCGACCTCGACGTCCCGCAAACCACCTAAGGAGGGCGTGAATGGCAACGCTCGACCGTAACGTCACCAAAGGTGGATTCGACAAGTCCGGCGCCTACGAGCGTCGGATCCTCGCGTACACCGGTCCCAACCCCTACACCAGTGGGGGCGACACACTCACACCGGAGCAGTGCCAACTCGGGATGATCGCAGCCGTCCTCGGTCTCCTCATCTCGAATGGCACGGCGATCTTCTGGGGGTTCTGGAATCCCACCACCAAGAAGATCCTCTGGTACTCCGCCACGGGCACCGAGGTGACCAACGCGACGGACATCTCGGCCTACAGCGGGCGGATCGAAGTCATCGGGAAGTAAATGGCGGCTGAGACCTTCGCGGACATCTGGCGGCGGGCACATCTGGAACTCCCAGCGGTGCCTCCGCTCCTTGTTCGATCATGGGCGCAGGAAGCCTTCACCCAAGTCTGCGATCACTGGGACTGGGCCTTCTTGCGCGGCGAAGGTACGATCAGTATTCAGGCCGCACGAACCGTGACCACGACCTTCACGCAAGGCTCCAAGGCGATCACCTCCACGGCAGGCTTCCTCTCCACGGATGCGGGGCGACAGATCCGGGTGACGCGCCTGCCGGTCTACACCATCGACACGGTGACGGACGCGAGCAACGCGGTCCTGTCTGAGGTCTACACGGAGGACTCAGGGGCTGCTTCAGCCACCATCCAAGACTGTTATGCGACCATGCCGGCCGACTTCCGGATGTTCCTCGTGGTGTTCGATCGCTACTACCAGCGGGTGATCCCCTTCTGGCTGACGCAGGATGACATCGCGACCTCCGATCCTGGTCACTTGATCAGTGACACAGGGCCACGCTACCTCGTAGCGCGTGCGTATTCCACCGCCACAGCCACGGTGGGTCAAGTCCAGTATGAGTACTGGCCCGCTCCGACCTCCGTCAGAACCTACCCCTACCTCTACGTGAAGGGGGCACAGGTCCTGAACGATACCGATGTCCTCCCGGGAGTCTTCGCTCGGCGGTCGGATGTGTTCAAGACCTACATTCGCTATCAGGCGGCTCAATGGCCCGGCACCACTGATCTCAAAAATCCGGCGTATAGCCTAGCCGGGGCGCAGCTTTTAGCGTCCCAGTGGGAAGCCGCCAAGCAGCGACTCACCCTGATCGACGACAATGAATATCCGCAGCAGCTCAGCGTGGTCAACTGGGCCCGCCGTATCGGTGCGATTGCCCCGACCGCGTCCCTGCTGCGCCAAACCGACGCCACCGTGGCCGATTACATCTGAGGTGCTTCATGGCTGGTAGCTTCAACCCTCTCTGGCAGAATCCTCCGGTCCCGACACAGGACCTCGGTGGCGACTTGGTCACCGACCGTGGCGGCGATCCGCTGATCGATCTCGGCGGGACCTCGGGTCTGATCGACTTCTGGACGAAGGAACAGATCGTGGAGGTGGCGCCCGAGAAGGAAACCGCCAACCCGATCAGTGGCCTGCCCACGACACCGGCCCGGTGGGAACCGAGTGACAATCCTCCGCCGCCACCGGATCTGACGGATCGCAACCCCGGCACGATCGATCAGAAATAAATGGCTGCGCGATCCTTCAACCTGACGATCACCGCGGTAGCCCAGCAGCTCTCCTCGGTGCTGAGTCCGAGCCAGCGGGGCGGGTCTGCAGACGAAGCCTGTCGCCAGATCATCTTGACGACTGAGACCGACTGCTTCATCGGATCGTCCAGCAGCCTGACAACCTCGGTCTACGGGTTCAAGATCTTTGCTCAGACGGCCTCGATGGAACCGTTGTACATCGGCCCGTTCCCCGATGGACCCGTGAAGCTCTCGGACCTGTGGGTCATCGGGACCTCCGGGGTCCTCCATATCCTTACCATTCCCTACTAGGAGATCCGATGGCAGCCTACGCAGTACGCATGCAACGCACGGCCTCCACGACGCTCTCGGTAGGGTCTGTCGCTGCCGATGCCACCCGCCCCCGCCGTGGCAAGATCTACGACGTGATCGTCGGTGCGGAAGGCACGGTCGCGGACAATCCGTTCCTGTGGGTGTTCCAGCGATTCACCGCGGCAGGGACTTCCACCTCGGTGACTCCGCAACCGGTGGATCCCGCTGATGCCGCAACCGAGTTCGACGCCGGTCAGAACCACACGATCGAACCAACCTACGTGGCGAACCAGATCCAGCTGACCATCCCCTTGAACCAACGCGCCACCTTCCGCTGGGCAGCCCGTGAAGGCAAGGAGATCGTCTATCCGGCTACGGCCAGCAACGGCATCGGTGTGGCGACTCCAACGTGTGGCCTCGTTGCGAGCACCGCTGAAGTCTGGGTCGACGAGCAATAAGTTGTGCGATCCCCCCACGGGCTGGCGACCATCGTCGATCCCGATCGCCCCCTGTGGGAACGGGACACCATCTCCTGCGGCCACTGCGGGAAGGTGGTCTTCGTCAAACCGAACACCCTCTCGACGGTCTACCTGATTCCTCATCGAGACGGGCGTTGGACGGAGGAAGACGGGGCGGGCTGTCACCTCTGCAGCCAACCGGTCTGCCTGCCCTGCTACGATCTCGGCGTCTGTACCCCGCTGGAACGACAACTCGCACACTGGGAGCGTCACTAGATGCCGAATACCAATCCGCAAGCGATTGCCTTTTCCAACGGTCGCATCCGTCCCGGCGCGGACCGCCTCGCGCAAGCCTATTACATGGCGAAGGCGCTGGTGAACGACTGGAACGCCCAGAACGTCGCGGCGGTGATCATCCCCGGCGATACAGTGAACATCATCAGCGATGGCTCCGCGACCGACGGGCGGAAACCGATCACCAATGACAACGCCTATGCGATCATCTTGCAGGCCCAAGCCTTGATCACGTTGTATGAGGCGAGCGGTGGAGCGCCCCTGACCTCCATCCTGCTCGTGGCGCCGAATCCTGCCGTGAAATAGTCGATGGCCGTTCCGACCATTCTGGTCAACTCTTCAACGGGCAGCGATTCTGCCGCGAGTGGGGCTGGCCCATCCACGGCCTTGACTGGCAGTGCGGGCGTCTCGACAGGGACGACAGTGGTCTTGGATGGATCCCCGAACCTCGCTGGCGTGGCGACCGACGGGAGTCATGTCCTCTGGTTTAACGACACGACGGCAGGGAATCGGAACTTCGTGGCGATCACGGGCACGGCGAATAGCGGCACACCGACGGCTCAAGTGACCGTCGCGTTGGCCTTGGCCGTGACGACGAAGGCGTGGGCGATTGGCGGGAAGCGGGCCAGCGTCTATGGGTCACTGCGGCTGGTAGATAACAACGGGAGTGACGCGGACGCGCAGGCGGGCTGGACCGTGCAGATGGAATCGGGCCACACCGAAACCTTCGGCGGGCGGCTGGATGTCCGTGTCTCCGGCACGACGGTCGGCGCGTTTACGCTGCAGGGCGATCCCGCCGCTAGCGTGACGCCCGTGATCACGACGCCGAATGACATCGTGCCGCGGCAAAACTTCCAAGCCTACAAATACTTCAGCATCGTCGGCAGTGGTGGTTCCGCGAACGGCTTCATCTCGCTGGCTGGGTATATTCGGTATGAATCGCTGACGTTTTCTAGCTTTTCAGGGGGCATTAGCCTTGACCTGAGCGGCGGTGGAAACGATCAGGTGATCAACTGCACCTTCACCGCGAATGCCCACGCCATCAGCGTGTCGCAGGATACGCAGATCATCGGGAACTACTGCGTCAGTCAAACGGGATCCGCGATCAAGTGCAATACCCAGCCGCTGACGGGATTGCTGATCTATGACAATTTGATTACTGGCGCTGGGGCGGAAGGCATTCAACTCGATCAGTCCCGTTCGGATCTATACGCCGGTGTCCACATCATTGCCAACACCATCGACAGTTGCACGGCGGATGGCATCAAGTATGTCTCGACGGCGAACGGGGCAGGCAACAGCGAAGGAGCGCTCTGCGTCATCAACAACATTCTCAGCAACAATGGAGGCTATGGCCTCAATGTGGACTCGACGCTGGCGGCGGCAAACTCCAGAGGGATTGTGGTCCGCAGTAATGATACCTACAACAATTCCTCTGGGGCCTATAGTCCGACGGGTCTCGGGGTGGGGGATCCGGCGACGAATCCGGCGTATGTCGGGAGCGGCAACTACACCCCCACGGCGAGTGCCCTGAAGGGGGCCGCGATCCCACTCTCCTTGAACGGGGCGACGAACTACCAGTGGATCGGCGCGATTCAGGCGCTCGCCCTGATCCTAGCAATACTCGGAGTCACGATTCAAGAACCGGTCATCGGCAGCAATACCTTCTAAAGGAGATAGCATGAGTTTCAAACAGGGCGAGAAGATTCACACGCACGATGGCAAGGTCCACCGTGTCGGAAAGGGCGGCAAGCTGCCGAAGATGCGCGTGCCCGGAGAGCGGCACGCGATTCGGGGCTTCATCCGAGGGGCGCTGGTCGATTGCCTCTCCGGCGAGGAGCAGGTCGGCGACTGGCACGAGAACGTCATCACGACATACGGCTTCGGCATCGTGGTTCGCAACTATGCGGGCCTCGCGTCGTCGGCCTCGTCGGTCGCCGCCACCGTCACATCAGACATGGGCTTTGCCAGGTTCTGGGGCCTGGGCTACCAGACGGAGGCGCAATCCAGCAACTTCAGCACGATGTCGAAGATCGACTCGACGGAGTGGCCGCTTGCCTCGACAGGTGGCGTCAGCCGCGCGACGGTCTCGGTCGGTTCGCAGCTGCTGAGCGGCACGTACTCGCTCTCGCAGAGCTTCCAGTACGCGAGCAGCCAGATCAGCCACGCTCAGACCGTGAACTGCATCGCGCAGTACCACCACTCGTCGGTCGGCTCGGGCACGGCGCACTCGCTGGCGACGTTCGCGTCGAGCACGAAAGGGACGACGCAGGCGCTCAACGTGACGTACAACTGGGTATTTTCAACTTAGTAGGGATGCGCCTAGTAGGGAGGCCGAACGGCGCAACCTTCTTTTAAGGATGGTCATGGCGAAGCAGAAGCAGACAGGACCAGATCCGAAGTTCACCGTTCCTATCGGCACCGAGGGCGCCCCTCTGGAGATCATCTACGGGCATAACACGGCGGTCAAGAAGGTGCTGATGCAGTTCAATTTGCTCACCAGCAGTTTGATTTTGACGCCAGAGGATGCCCGCGACGTGGCGCGCAAATTGCTCCATTATGCCGACATGGCCGACGGAAAGAAGGCCATGTGACGCCCAAACTGCGCAAGAAGATCGAGGCCAAGAAGGGGATCCTGCTTGACATCTCCTTCGGCGGGGCTACTCAACCTCGTAGTATCACCCTCGGTCCGAAGGGCGACATCCGTCAGCCTCCAACCGATACATTTCAACTACGTTCCGCGTGCGTTCATACGGCGATCGTGACGCACGTCCTGGAGTTCATTGAACCGCAGAAATACTTTGCGTGGTGGAATAATTTGCACCGCGTGATGTTGAAGGATGGCATCGTCTACATCAGCGGACCCTACGGCGGCGACGAGAGTCAGGGCTGGCTCTCAGACCCGACGCATCGGATTCGGATCGTCGAGCAGAGCTTCGCGTGGCTCGACCCGCAGACACCGTTCTACGCGCTGCACGAAGCAAGGGGGCGCAAGACGCCGCTGCCGTGGAAGACGTTGACAGTTGCGCGCGTACCCGGCGCGCATGGCACGGTGACGTACAACGTGACGATGCAGGCGGTGAAGAAATGAGCGACAAATCTATTCGCGCTGTCGCAATCGACGATCCGATCTGCCCGATGTGCCGGACACCGACACTCGGCGT